ACCGCAAAGCCTGATCTGTGATTGCCTGGATTTAGTTCAGCATAAGTAAATTGCGGGCCGTCAATTTCAGCTAATGTTCCGCAATCGACCCCGAACCTGTTTCCTCGCAAATCTTGGAATGGCGTGACTTTGAGGGCGTGTAAATGCCCACAGACAGTTGAGACACCCGCATTCAGGGTCGATGTGTGCGTTGCGTGAATTCCATTCTTGTAACGATGTTTGATAATCACATCATTAGTGGGCCATACCGCCCAGCAAAACTCCCAATCTAAAAAGTGGTCTGTCAGCTTAAATCCTAACACTTCTTTAAATTGTGGTGCGTGTTGGGCCAGTCTATTGCCAAATCTGACATCGTGATTTCCCCATGTCCACAATAGCTTTACATTGTGCCTAGCTGCCTTGGCCACTTCCTCGATTTCACCCAATGCACCCTGACAAGCCTTTAGTTCTTGAATAACAGTAGTCGCTGGTTGTTCAGTTACGTCATGGCGGCTTATTGAAGCCCCGTCAAACGCATCTCCATTGCAAATCACAACCTGAGGGGCAAACTCTTGTATCATGTACAGAAGCCCTTTAAACGCTGTTGAGCGTTGACCAGGTATGAAGTGGGCATCAGAGAAAACAATCACACATCCATCTAGCATCCCAAGTTCAACTTGCCTGAGTGGAGAGAAAGATTTTGGCCTATTAGCGTCATAAGCAGCGGCACGAGGATCGTTTGAGGATAATTTAATCTTATAGTGATCTTCAATCCACCTTCTACGCAAATGGGCGGCTCTAAGATTTACTCCCAAATGTTTAGCCATTTTTGTGGCAGATTGCAATTCACCCCATAGTTGGATGAATTGCATATCTGTGCAAGTTTCGTTATGAGCGCCCATGAGAATCCTTAGAGAGTAATTTTTCTAGCAGATTGACCACCCTATGCTCTTGTGTCTCAATCTCATCTTGAGATGACTTAGGGTCTTGGGCCACTGTCATAAGATCATGCAAAAAGACATGAAGCAATTCATGCAGGGCCGTCTGGTCTAAAGATTCTGGGGTGATCTTTTCAGCACCAAAGTCACCCAAACGATAAGTGGCCAGTCTGGCCGCTTCATTAAATTCCACTGAAGCCATAGCATTCTTTGCAGGCTTCAAACCCTTCTCAATGCGCCAGTCGCCAAGATTAAGCACTTGCTGCCACTTCCGCACACTTTGTGCAAAGAGCGCGGAGTCTTCTGGTGTAGGAATGTTTGACATATCAACACCTTATATGACTTATATGTCAATTTAATTTAAGTAAGCACTGAAAGTGCTTCATTTATATGCTTAATCCTATCATCTAAGCCAATAAATCCGCCATTGATCTTCTTGGTTAAAGTTTTATAGTCTTGGCTGTCTGCATACTGGTTGAGCTTGTGGGTGTTCCAAAACCATCCAGCAGTCAATGCCGCATACTGGGGCGTGGCCACCAGCTCCGGCTGCATGATCAGGTCCACGCCAAGCGCTTGGCCAGCGTGGTGGTAGTTGGCAGAGCCTGTCAATTGAATGCAACCACGGCCTCGGAAACGATATCCATCACCACTGGCCTCATCCCTATTGCCCATTCGGTTGCTGTAAACAGTGTTTGCAATGAGCTTTGGGTTTCTAGCGCAGGCTTGGGCCTTGGCCGCGTCAAAGCGCCTTGGCCAGAGCTTTTGCAAAGCCTCTGCCCTGTAATTTAAGTTCTCTTCTAGGATTCTGAAATTGCCACACTCATGGCCACACTGGCCGATAAAGGCAGCCTGGCGCAATGGCGTTGAAATGTCAAAGCGCTGGAAAGTTTCATTAAGCGCATCGACCCACTCTGGACCAATGTGCAGTTGTTGGAGCTGCTGACTATTGACCATTGACTAAAACCCTCACTTCGTTATAGGCGTTGATGCAGGCGTTGAGCTTGACAATGGCTTTGTCTCCATCGGCTGCGATGTCGATAAGAGCTGCAATAGTCTGTCGCTCAGATTCGCTTGCATCGGTGTTGCTATTTCCTGTGGCAATGGTGGCACTTGTGCTGGCTTGTGGACAACTTGGGGCTGGGAGGCGCAGCCGACCAGTGTGAGCAAGCTCATGCATAGCAGACTGTTTTTTCTTGACATCATCTTGGGCCTTTCTCAATTTCGTTTCTTGGTCTGACAGTTTAGAAGTCATGTTTTTTTCAAGTTCACGGGCTTCATCATTCTTTTGGGCAATGGCCAGTTTCATGTCATTGTCCCTGTCTTCCCAGCCAAAGTGATAGCCACCTCGGTAAGAGCCAAACAAAGCAATGCAGATTGCCAATATCAAATATGGTATGGGTATGCCAAACATTATTCTGACTCCTGTCTGGCCTGCGCCAGCTGTTCGCGCTCATGGTCATCTTCAAGATGGTCCGGTGGCGTGTCTGGTGGTGGACCAGGTGTCCAAGACTCATCAAGCTCTGGGTTGGTCCACTTGGGCATTGCGCCAAATGGCTGATTTGGGATGCCATTGGTGGTGGGATTAAACCCGTGATTGTTGCTGTAGCCATATTGGCCATAGCCTTGCATGGGCTGGCACATTGGCTGCTGCATCATGGGTGGCGGCTGCTGCCTAGAAGTCATTGCCCGTTTACCGATAACACCGCCAATACCGCCCACAATCAATAGAACGATATCGTTCAGCATCTTTGTATATGCCTGGTCAATGGGGGCCATTGATTTAATTGGCTGAGTAACAAAAGTCACTGAGTACAAAAGAGAAATTACGATAAAGAAAAGAATCAGGGTGACAGCAAGCACCACAATGCTCCAGACCCTGACCTCGATCTCTTCAGTTGTTAGGTTTAACTTCGTCAATCTTTTTCTCCAAAATTGGTGCTACTAAATACTCAGGGCAAGTCTGAGTAAACAGACATCTAGGTTTTTGGCACTCTAAAGCATGAAAATTGTCAGGGTTCTGGCACTTATATCGATAATTCTCTTCGCAGCCAGTCAGTAGTAACAGAAGCAGTAAATATCTCATTTGCCCAATCCTATTTTGCCAAGCATTAAATTTACAATTCTGTCTGACAGATCATCAGGTAAGAATTTCATAAACCCCAAAAAATAAAGCGCCACACACCCGTAAACGAATATCTTGAGGCATAGGTCAAAGGTCTTCTGATACTCATTCACCGACCACACCTTCTGGTAGCTGCACAGAATTCCATCAATTCATTCACACCGACAAACACCAAAAACAAGACAAAGCAGATCCCACCAATTGCCAAACCAATCTCCAGTTGTTCTTGCTCTTTCTCTTTGGCTGCTTTCTCTGCTTTCTTTAATGCGCTTATCTCTTTGGCATCTGCCAAGTCCATCTCGGCCTGCCTGGCTTTGATCTTATTCCAGACATCGATCTTGCCAGTCTGCATGAAAAGCATTTTTAGCTCTTCCTCAAATGCTCTGGCCTGCTCCAGTGCCATCTCGATCTGCAAGGCCGTTCCCATGTTAGAACCTTTGCCAGACTGCTTGGCCTGAAGCATGGCTTTTGTAGCTACAGACTTTGCGTCAAATAGCTTACCAATCATGGGCGCAAGAGAGCCTAAGTCATTGGCAACATTTGCTGCCTTTTTGACCATGCTAATGGCGCTTTGTATCCCTGCTAGGGCCGTGATTGGATCGATCATTTTCTCTTCTCCCACTTGAGACAAACAACCTTCCGATTGTAGACATCACCAGTCCATGTCCACCTGGTGCATCGATATTCTGTGGTTGCTGCTAATAGGACCAGAGCATAGATCATGGCCACATCAAAATGATGACAAAAGCGCACCAGGAAATGGTGGCAGTCAAAAGAGCCGCAGCAATGAATGCCACAGCCCAATCTTTCATTTTTTAACCCAAGTCTGCCAAACAGCACCAGCAGCCATGATCAACCCACTTACCCACAGAATAGGCTTGGCAGCAGAGGCAACCCAACCCAAGACTTTAAAAGCCCCATCAAGAGCCTTTATAGCCTCTACAAGACCACTTGTGTTCTTGTCAATGGTATCTACCTTAGTTTCAACTGCAAGCAGTCTTTCGTAGATTTGTTCGTGAGTGACTTCTTGTGTCATGGCTTATCACAATGCTTGAATTTGGGCTTGAATTGCCTGCAACTGGGAAAGCAGTTCTTCTTTAGTGGGTGCTACTACAGTAGGCTCAACAACTACAGGCGCAGTAAATACACCATCAGCATAAGTCCAATTTGGCCCTGCATTTTCACATTCCACTAGGATTTGATTGGGTGCTAGTTCGGGTTGTCCAATAACAACATTCACCACCAAGCCATCTTCAATAATTGCGTATCTGTCCATATTCACCTCAGAATGTGTAGACTACAACGTAGCCATTGCCACCTTTGCCACCAGCGCCAGAATCGTTGCCGTTTAGTGAGCCTGCACCGCCACCGCCACCACCAGCAGGAAAGCCTCCTGCGCCACCAGCACCGCCTGCTGCTGCACTAGCCGCACCACCGCCACCACCACCAGAACCAGAACCATTGGGTCTTGTTGTGCCAGCAGTACCAGACACTCCAGTTGCACCACCACCAGCACTACCGCCACCTGTTGTGTAAGCGTTAGTTCCACCAGCCGCACCTGCGCCAACAGTATTAGCAGAATCTATTCCACCACCACCGCCACCGCCTGCGCCACCATAAAGCGAAGAGCCTCCAGTAGAAGAAGTAGCTGATGACGTACATGAACCACCACCACCACCGCCCCATTCAGCATTTCCTCCAGTAGAACTATTAGTGCAACCCGCACCGCCGCCACTTATATTATTTGACTGACCATTACCTAAACCTAAAATGCCATTAGTAGGAGTGCCACCAGCATTACCTGTAGTAGTACCAGAACCTCCAGCAGAAGCAATACCACCACCGCCTCCACCATTAGACCCGTCAGTTCCACTAGCATCCCCAAGGTTACCACCACCTCCACCAAAAACAGTTATAAACGAACCAAAGGAAGAACTACCGCCAGAAGTTCCTACAACTCCATTAAAGCTATCTGCAGTCATGGCAGTACCGCCAGCACCACCAGCACCAATAGTTACCGCAACAATAGATGTTAAATCTGAAGCAAGGAACTGAACTCTTTGTCTTGCACCGCCACCGCCACCACCACCGCCCTTCCTTAACGTAGAAGTTGCCCCTCTACGACCAGAGGCTCCACCTCCTGCGCCACCCCAAATATCTACAATAACAAAAGTAGCGTTTGGCGGCTTAACCCATCGACCTGAGGAAGTAAATGTTTGAACATTTGTGGCTCGGCTAGTTACAGCATAATTAAATGCACTAGGTTGATTAGGCTGTGACATTTTAGTAATTTCCACCAAATGCAGAAACAGCGATACCAATGTTTGTACCGCCAGCCGCTACAGTTGTACCAGCATAGATTCTGTAAGTTGCAGGAAGATTCAAGCCCACATTGGGAATCGTTAGTGGGAAGGTTGTTAGAGCACTTGTTGCCAAGGCGGTAACAGCAGTTGCAGCAATTGCAACTTCACCCAAGAAGATATTGTTCCCAGCAGTTGTATTGGCTGACCCATTGTTTAGCCAGAAACGTACCACAGTGGCCGCTGATGTACCTGATGCTGTAGCGCCGTTGGTTGATGCCAAACGACACATAATCTGATCAATGCGAGAACCATCAGCCCCAGCAGTGAAGACAAGTGCTAAAGAAGTCCCTGCGGCTTCTGTGCCGTCAAATGCTTTTGTGTTTGTCATTGCCGTGCTAAGAACAGCGTTTAATGCCCCTACGTTAGGGGTTTGTGTAAAAACTGGTGTTGCTGTAACTGCCATGATTAAAATCCTCCAAAATTGTATGCCAAGAATAAATTTTCGCCTGTTGAACCACTATCAGCGGTTTGCCATGTGGGTGCTGCTCCTGAGCCACCAGAAGTTAGAACCTGTCCAACATCACCTGATGCACCAGTTAAAGTTAGTGCAGTTGTAATATTAGGACTAGTTAATACTGGTGCTGTCAGAGTCTTATTTGTTAAAGTCTGTGTGCCTGTCAATGTGACATCACCAGAGCCTGGTCCAGTAAACGCAATTTCAATCGATCCAGCGCCTGGGGTTATCGTCACGCCAGAGCCAGCAGTCAAAGATGCCTTGGTCAAAGTGTTGCCGGTGCTGTTACCGATAAGCAGCTGGCCATCGGTGTAGCTTGTCTGGCCAGTGCCGCCATTGGCCACTGTTAGTGTCCCAGTCACACCAGTGGCTAAATTCACTCCAGAGGCCGATCCTGTTCCACCATTTGCCACTGGCAAAATACCAGTCACGCCAGTGGTTAAAGGCAAACCAGTTGCGTTGGTCAGCACAGCAGCAGATGGTGTTCCCAATGCCGGTGTCACCAAAGTGGGTGAATTGGTAAACACCAAATTGCCAGTGCCTGTCTCATCAGTCACAGCAGACGCAAGATTGGCAGATGATGGCGTGGCCAAGAAAGTAGCAATGCCAGCTCCCAATCCACTAACACCAGTTGAAATTGGCAGCCCTGTGGCATTGGTCAATACAGCAGCAGATGGAGTGCCAAGAGCTGGCGTGACAAGTGTTGGCGAATTTGACAACACATTGTTGCCAGAGCCTGTGCTTGTGCCAACACCAGTGCCGCCTTTGCTCACTTTAAGCAATGGACCAGCATCAAACAATGCGTCAATAGAGTCTAAGTCTGAATTGATCTTTGTTCCCCAGCTGTCGGTGGATGCACCAACCTCTGGCTTGGTCAGCAATAGGTTTGTGGTTGTGGTATCTGCCATTTTTAATCCTTAACCAAAAGTTTTTGCGCGGGTCAACAAATTGCCGCCAGAGGTTGATCCTCGGTCATCGGCCAATTGCAAGTCATTTAATGCGCGTTCATAAAGAGTCGCCCACACTTGGATTCTCGCATCATCTTGCAAATATGGCGCAGCCTGGAGCAATGCTCCATACAGATAAATGTCAGGACTCGATGTCAAAATAAAATTCGTTGCAACACTTGCAGACAGTTTATTTAAATTTGCAAAGTAGACAATTTCTGCCGTGTATGATGCATCTGGTGTTGGGACAAATCTGAATTGAGTGCCAACTACACCAAAAAACTTCGGTCTTCCGCTGGCCGTAAAATTTGTCGATTCCTGATCCAAGGCATCTATTGTCATAAAAGACAATGGAGTGTCTGGGTTTGTGCTGGTCAACTTAAATGCCTTGACCTCTAAAAAGTCAGTAGGCGTTGTTTCAAACTCCCCATCCACTGTCAAATTTGACCTTGTCAACATTTGCCTGGTGCGCAGTGTTCGCTCAATTTGCGCTTCGGCCAGAGAGATAAAGTCAGGAATGACAGTCGTTAAGTCAGACCGATTGAGCCAGTCACCAATGGATGTCTTCAGCTCTGTATAGGTTGTCAGTGCCATTATTGGGCCTCTTTTTCCATCTCTTCTTTCACAATCCAAGTGTGTTCATGGCGAAATTCAAATGTGCCAATGTGGCCAATTTCCTTTGAAACATCATGGTCGATGTAGACTTTGTAGCCAAGCTCTTGAGCTTTCTTACAAAAAAACACATCCTCACCCATGTAGCCCCTAGTGGTCTGCCATGGCATATCAAACCATGGCTCACTCATGCCCTCAAACACCTCGCGCTTGATCAGCATTATGCCCGTTCCAATGCTTCCCACCTCTTCGATTCCAGTGGATTCTGGCATTGTGTAGACCGCCTGGCGCTTGCCATCAGCATCATAGTTCTGGGCAGTTGGGCCGGTAGGCATTCTGCGTCTGGCACAGTTGGCAGCCACAATCTCTTTGTCGTGCTTTAAGAGCCGCTGGACCATGTCCTGTGGAAAGGTCATGTCCGAGTCAATGAAAAGAATGTGGGTGCAGCCTTCGGCCATGGCATCCAAGCAAAGGTCAGCCCTTTGGTTTTGGATAATTGTGCCTTGCATCAATTTCAGACTGATTGCATCTGTGGTGTTGAGTGTGTGATAAGCCACCATATTCACCATGCAATAGGTGTAATTGGTGT